GGCGGTGAAAACAAAGTTGGGATAGGCCAACCATCTCCGCAAACAACATTGCATATTCATGCAGACTCAATCAACAATGGCGCTGTTACGATAAGTCAATCAGATAACTCAGGTGACGCATCACAACTTGACCTTATGAAGTCAAGAGGTTCTGGAGCATCGCCTGCAACAGTACAAAGTAATGATTTTCTTGGTCAACTGAGGTTCTTAGCATATGACGGAAACAGTTATGACAACTTTGCTGACATTTATGTGCAAGCTTCTAACACTATCAGTACAAGCTCGCATCCCACAAAGATGGTCATAAGAACAACAAGAGAGAATGCAACAAGTCCCACCACAGCTTTAACAATTGACGAGACTCAGAACGTAAAAGCAGAAGGAAACTTAGAAGCTAATGAAGCTCTGATTATTAGAAACGATGTTACCCCTTCTAGTGCCTCGGACTTTGGCATGAAAGGTGAGATTAGGTGGGATAGTAATTATATTTATGTTTGCGTTGCAATAGACACTTGGAAGAGAGTTGCGCTAAGCACTTGGTAAGATAGGCTAGACAATTAATAGTGGCGTTTTCCTGTAATCACCACTATTTATTGTTGATAATATTTTATTTCTAGGAGATCACTTAATGTCATCAATGTTGGAACAAGCTATTGTAGATGCCAAGGCACTACGAGAGGCCGCTCTTAAAAATGCTGAGCAAGCCGTTATTGAGAAGTATGCACCCGAGATCAAATCTGCTGTTGAATCACTTCTTAGCGAATCACCCAACGCTGCCGAGGCCACTGTGGCCACATCTGGAATCGAAGCGCCTTATGCTGGTGCTCCTACGACAGATCCAGATCAAAGTGTTGAGATGTCTTTTGAGTTTGAATTCAATCCAGAGGATTTTGAGATTGATTTGGAAGACTTGAAAGCCAAAGCTGATGAGGATCCCACCTCTTCAGGCGAAGAAAAAGAAGGTCCAGAAGAGACCTTGGGAGATCTAGGTTTAGCCGGCGCTGAAGAGCAGCCAGCCGATGCGGCCCTTGATCTTGGTGGTGATGACAAAGACCCCCTATCAGATTTACAACTTCAAGAAATTATTGAACTCCTTGAGACCGCTGAACAAGAAGAATTAAACGAAGAAGAAGCGACTGAAGAAGAAGTTATTGAAGAAGAATTAGTTGTCGATACCGGCGAAGAGAAGCATGGTAGTTTTGTATCGGATGAAGGTACAAGAACCCATGACCAAGAGCTAGAATTAGCCCGCATGGAATCAACCAAATACAAAGAAGAAAACGAAGAGCTTCTTAAAAGAATTAAAGAATTACAAAACGAAAACAAGAATTTTGCTAACGCAGTTTTGGTTTTGAACGAAAAGGTCCAAGAATCTATTCTTTCAAATGCAAAGCTGTTGTTTAGTAATAAAACTTTAGGTGATGCCTCCCTGAATGAGCGACAAAAAAATAAAATTGTTGAAGCCATTGCCCAATCCAAGACAGCCGAAGAGGCCAAGAATCTCTATGAGACTCTTAAAACTACAGTGGGTAGCGATCAAAAGAAAGCACCAAAATCACTGAGTGAGTCAGTTAATAGAAAGTCTAATCTCTCAGCTATCTTACCCCGAAGAAAGCAAGCGCAGCAGCAACCAGCGAATGATTTCGCTAACCGCATGCAGAAACTTGCTGGAATCAAATAATATAAATTTGACTTATTTATGGAGGTTATACAAATGTCTATTATTGATACACTCACAGAAGGTATTGTTAATCGCGATATGGCTAAGGAAGGTCAAGCTCTCCTCGACAAGTGGTCCGCCACTGGTCTCTTGGAAGGTATTGAAACCGCCCACAGCCAACACACGATGGCACGTCTTCTTGAAAACCAAGCGAGGGAACTCCTTCGCGAATCGAATTCCATGGAAGGTGGAAACGTAGAAGGATTTGCTGCTGTAGCATTTCCGATTGTCCGACGAGTATTCGCTGGACTTATTGCGAACGATCTTGTAAGCGTTCAGCCGATGTCATTGCCATCCGGCCTGATCTTCTTCCTTGACTTCACGTTCGATCGTGCCCGAGGCACCGCAACTGCTGGTGATTCGATTTACGGTCAAGGCGTGGTCGGGTCGCAGATCACTGGTGGTGTGGATCTCAGCACTGAAGCGAACTTGGACAAGCAGCCTTATGGCTTCGATAGTTCATACTCTTCTGCTACTGGCTCTGCAACGGTTAGCATTGCTGCTATTCCTAAGTATGACGATGGAGACTCGGTAACAACTGCCGTTGGTAATGGCTCTACTACTCTTGCTGTAGCACTTGCTACCTCTGAGGGTGAGCAAGTCAAGAAGCTCCTTCAGTACGATGCTGATGCCCTTCTGGACACCGCAGCTTACTATCGTTTCGTCCTTGTCGATGCTGATGAGATTGATGAAATCACGGACAAGTACTCTCGCGAGATGCTGTCTCAGGTTAATCTGTCGAACTTGTCTGATGGTCGCGTTGTGCGTCGATTGACCCAGCGTGTTAAGCACAATTCAGCAGGTACCGCTAAGTCAGGTAATGACAGAGCTATTATGTTCGTCATTCGTCACACTAGTGATGCGTCCAGCCTCACCGCAACGACTGCGAATTTCCCAGTTGTTGACCAAATTGGTAACGTTGGAGCTAACTCCAAGGGTGCCTTGGTTGGTGGAAGCGCTTGGCCACTTGAAGGCGAAAGCGACATGGGCGAGATCGATATCAAGGTCGATTCAATTCCGATCACCGCAGCTACCAAGAAGCTGAAAGCGAAGTGGACCCCAGAATTGGGACAAGACCTCAACGCTTATCACAACTTGGACGCAGAGGTGGAATTGACTTCTATCCTGTCTGAGCAAATTGCTCTTGAGATCGATCGTGAGATCCTTCAGGACCTTGTCCGTGGTGCCACTGCTGGTACCTTCTACTGGAGTCGTTCTCCCGGCCTCTTTGTCAACAGAGAGACTGGTGCTGAATTGGGTGCAACTTCGGCTGCTCCTGACTTCACTGGAACCGTTAGCGAATGGTATGAGACTTTGATCGAGACCATTAACGACGTTTCTGCTCAAATCCACAGAAAGACTCTCCGTGGTGGTGCTAACTTCATCGTGTGTTCACCTGAAGTTGCCAACATCCTTGAGTTCACCTCTGGGTTCCGTGCAAACGTTACCGCTGATGCTGACAAGGGAACTATCGGTGCTGTTAAGGCTGGCTCTCTGAGCCGCAAGTTCGACGTTATGGTCGATCCTTACTTCCCGCGTTCCGCAATCCTTGTTGGACGTAAGGGAGCATCCTTCCTTGAGTCTGGTTATGTATACGCACCTTATGTGCCACTGCAAACCACTCCTACGATCTTCGGACCAGAAGACTTCGTGCCTCGCAAGGGCGTGATGACTCGTTACGGTAAGAAGATGGTCCGTCCTGATATGTACGGATTGGTTATCGTTCGAGGACTCCTTGGAGAATCTGGTTCCTAAGCCATAATAACTTTTGTTATTAAAAGAAGCCTCCTCTCAGAAATGAGAGGGGGTTTTTCTTTGTTTTTTTTCTATTTACTGGTATGAAGTTGATAATGGAAAACTGGCGAAAGTATTTATCTGAGGAAGAGAAGGGCATGAAGACCGCTAAAAACTTTCTTGAAGAACTGACCATGTATATCGTGATAGAAAAGGACGACGCCGATAATGGTTCCATCTTAATCTACTATGCTGATAATGAAAAAGGTGGGTTTGTTGGATGGAGTTCAGAGGTCACTGGAGAAGTAAGAATAGAGCCCGTCCAGTTGAAAGACAAATATCCATGTGATAACGGCTTTATGGTAGCATACTCTGATGCTACCAACAAATGGGGGCCTCTGCTATATGATGTAGCAATGGAATGTGCAACCTTGATGGGTAATGGGCTAATGTCAGATAGGACGGAGGTTTCTGATGAGGCTTACGCTGTGTGGAATTATTACTTAAAAAACAGATCAGACGTGATTAAGAACCAGACAGACAGCGAAGAGGGAGAACTGACGCCAGACAATAAGCAAGACGATTGCTTGCAGAACTCAACATACGACCACCTTGCTAAATCAGATGGCGATTGGGTAGATAATCCATTGTCAAAACTATATACAAAAGAACCCACGACAATCAGGTCTCTTGGAGATCGATTGGTAACAATTGGATTTAAGTTACCTTCTTGATAGCTCAGTAATTCAAAGGGGTTTTTACTTTTTATGATACTATTTATTAGTGATCGCACATTAAGTGCAAAAAAGCTTTAAAAAGGAGAATTTTAATTATGGCTAAAGTAGGAAGAGCAGCATACGCTGCATCAAGAGCAAGACTGGAAGTTGTCACAGCAGACAAAACCATTTCAGTTAATGAAAGTGGCGAGCTTTACGCCATCGACGCTGGAGGTGCAGTGGCTATTACTTTACCAAGCGATGCACAAAACGGAACTAGATATTCATTCTGGATTATCGATGACGTGACTGGCGGTGCTGTGACTATTACCTCTGGTGCGGCAACGGCACCCTTTCAAGGGGCAATCACTTTTGATGATGACGACGCCGCTGGCGATACAGATCAAATCAAAGCCGATGGTGTTGCTACCGATGATGACGTATTAACACTCGCTGCCGACACAGAGCAAGGCTCTTGGGTCGATTGCGTGTATGACGCAGACAACACTAGATGGTTAGTCTGTGGATTTGTTTCGGCTGCGACGGCACCATCATTCAGTTGATAGGTGACTAGTGGATCGTAAAGCAAAAAGTTTAAAGGAGATTATTAAACATGGCTAGAGTAGGAAGAGTAGCGAGAAACGCCTCGCTTATGAGAGTACAGACTGTCGATGCTGACAAAACCATCGGTGATCATGAAAGTGGTGAGATATACTTTATTGATATTTCGTCCAGTTCAGTTGTTTTAACACTCCCAACACCAAAAGCAGGAATGTATTTCAAAGTCATTATTGCTGTTGCATCGCATGGAGAAGCAACGAATGACTTTACCTTAACAACGCATGATTCTTCATGTGATATTCAGGGACCCCTTGTCACTGCCAACTCAGCTACAACAGAAGCTGGTGGTGCTTACCCAGCAGGCATCGAGCACGCTGGTACCGCTATTTCTAGAATCATTTTGGACTCTAGTGCAGGCGCAGTAAACGCTGGTGACTATCTTGAGTGCGTTTCTGATGGAACTGACTGGTATGTTTCTGGTGTAATTACCGAAGGTAACAAGGCTGCTGGTACTGTGACTCCAAACGCAAGTGCGGTATAGAGGTGATAAATGGGTCGTAAAGCAAAAAGATTAAAAGTACTCGCAAGACGAGCTAGGTTGCTGGGCAGTGAAGAAGCCGCTCCGCAGCCTGCTCCTGTTTCTAATGCCGAGATGCAAGAAAAGCTAAAAGAAGTTAAAAAAGAAGAAAAAAAGGTAGAAAAACCAGTAGAAAAAGAAGAAGAAGTAGTAGTTAGTAGTGAGCCGACTCCCGTGTTATCTGAGGAAGCAAGTGTAGAACCTAAAACGCCGACAACTAAGGCAAAAAGCGCTCCCAAAAGAAAACCCGCACGGAAATCGAGGGGCTCAACTAAAAAAAGTTGAAGAATAAAAAATTGATCCTCCTTTTCCCCCCTCCTTCGAGGGGGTTTTTAGTTGGCCAACTCTAATTATATAAACGAGGGGGTCCATTATGGCTAGTTATTACTCAACTCGAACTGCTTATAATTCATTTCTTGTAAATACCGTACCAGTCAGTGATGACTATGCAGTCAGTATTATGCAAACAGGCACCATGTTCCTAATCGATGCTAGTGTTGCAGACTCACCGCTGACCACATTAGACATTTCACTGCCTTCGCCTGATCATGCTGGTATGTATTATAAGTTTGTGTTTGTTGCCGAATCTGCGAGGGTTGTGAATATTCAAATGCAAGATGTTTCCGATGGTATTGTTGGACTAGTCATCCAGCACGTCGATTCAGGAAATCATGATGTAGACGTTGCTGCGGCCGGGACCTCTGACAGGATGCAGTTCTCTATTGGGCAAAAACCCGGCTCATGGATTGAATTGGTTAGCACCGGCACTCAATGGGTTGTGCATGGGCATCACCATGGGGCCACTCATTTATATGCAAATGACGGACCATAGTATCCTCAAAACAAAGAATACTTTTATTTTATGAAATTCTATTTATTAAGAAAGAGGATCCTCGATGCAAAAACTATTTGAAAACTGGCGTTCGTTTCTAAACGAAAGCCTTAATAATAAAGGTTATCACGTTGCACCAGCGTCAGCAGAAGAAAGCATCAGAGCCACTGGACTAAGAGGTTCGGCTGACTCTGAGGATAAAATGAGGAAGGACCCCGGTGAACGGAGGGTCTACTTCTTTAGCGACCCGTTGCAAGCAAAAATGGCTATGTTTGAAGAGGCCATTGTAGGCAACCCCAATCCTCCATATATTCTGGTCCCTTTCGATCTGACAAAAGTAGATGGCGAAGTCAAATCGGACCCAGAACTACAAGATTCCGACATTTATGGGCCTACCGCCCATTACATAGTCGGAGATGTCCCTGTGGGGGCGATAAGTCAAGAAGACATCCAGCACGAAGATGAATTAAAGATTGAGCCAGAAGATGACGATTATTATTACTAATTACTTACGGAGAAACAATGAATGTCTATACCAACACTAACGCCCTCGGCAACCACTTCGGCAATTACACTACCAAGTAGCGTCGAAGAAAACGCCACAACCGAAGTCCATATCAAGGACGCTTGTTCAATTGGTGCCTATACTGGCTCTGTTGGGTTTTTAACTGGTGCAGTTGCTCAAGTTGCTTATACTTATAAAAAGCTGGGTGGGGATATACTAGACCTAGAGATCACTAGTGGGAGTGTATTTGCTAACTATGAAGAAGCAACGTTGGAATATTCGTATTTGGTTAATATACATCAAAGCAAAAATTCTTTGTCTTTTGCGCTTGGATCGGAAACAGGATCGTTCAACCACCAAGGAGAGCTAACCGAAGGAACAGGCTCTGCTCTTAAGTTTCCTAATTACACATTTGATTACGCCCTGAAGATAGGAGACCGGTTCTCTCATGAAGCAGGGGTTGGTGGTTCAATTCCAATTTATTCCGCTTCTTTTGACACCGTAGCTGACAAGCAAGACTATGATTTGCAAGCAATCGTATCAGCATCGGCAGCAGAAGGAGGCGTGCCATACGAAGACATCGACAGAAGTAAAAAGATTACCATTAGAGATGTTTTTTATAGAACTCCTTATTCTGCTTGGAGGTTCTACGGCTATTATGGTGGACTAAACGTTGTTGGTAACTATCATGATTATGGGCAATATACTGATCAATCAACATTTCAGGTAATTCCATCATGGCACAACAAACTGCAAGCCATTTCCTATGAAGACCATCTTTATACTAGAACGTCTCACTTTTCTTATGAGATTCAAGACAACAAACTCAGACTATACCCAATACCTAGCACGGTCACACCAGAAAAGTTTTGGTTTAGATTCTCCGTTGCGCCGGATGCATTTGAGCACACGTCAGATGATTCAATAGTGGGTGTGAACAACATGAACACTCTACCATTTCAAAATATACCTTATAATAAAATAAATTCTATCGGTAAACAATGGATCAGAAGGTTTGCTTTGGCGCTTTCTAAAGAGACGCTGGGTCAGGTTAGGGGTAAATTCGGTGGAAATGTGCCAATTCCCGGTGATAACATTACATTAAACGCCGCTGATCTGTTGTCACAAGCCAAAGAAGAACAAAATACACTAAGAAATGAATTAAAAGAAATATTAGACACAATGACTTATGAGAAATTGGCTGAAATAGACAAGACAATGGTTGAGAACCAAGCTGAGATTATTAACAATGTTCCTTTGAAGATATTTGTGGGGTAAATTAGATGGCAGATAACAAATGGAATAAACCAGCAGCACCCCCTCCTCCAATGTTTTTTGGAAAAAAGGAAAAAGACCTTGTAAAGCAGGTAAACGACGAAATTATCGAAAGAGTCGTCGGACAACAAGTGCTTTACTTTCCGATTGACATTGATCATACCAATTTTCATGAATTATACGGCGAGGCAATAGAAAAAACTTTCCTGCCCCCAGTGAGAGTCTATGCAAGAGTTGAATATGGCGGCATTGAGACTAAGTTTGTTGATAATGTCGGAATTGACAAAGACACACCACTAAAAGTAATGTTTCATAAGAGGCGTTTGACCGAAGATCAGGACCTATTTGTCCGTGAAGGTGATTTTGTTCGCTTCGGAAGTAATTATTATGAGATAACAAAGCTTTTAGAACCAAAGCTCCTCTTTGGTCAAGAAGACACGCAGTTCGAAATCGTTGCTGAGTGTATAAAGGCAAGACAAGGTACATTCGATGGCTTATAATGAAGATTCCCAAGCAACACCAGCATGCACCCTCGAGACAATTGATGGAGCAATGTATGATTTTGTTGAAAGGCTCAATTTACACACAAATACCAATAAGGGTTTAAGTAAGGCTAGAACGCTCTGGCTTGGCACTGAGCGGGTCTACCAGATCAAGAGTGATAAGAGGATCAGAGACGCCACAGGAGCGCTTATACTGCCTCTGGTGACCATTAACAGGGCTTCTATGGTAAAGGACCCAGCCTTCAAAGGAGCATTCCAAGCTCACTACCCAAAAGGTGCCGAAGGTTCCTCCACAACAACAAAGAGAGTACCCAATCAAGAAAAAACTTCTAATTTTCAAACAGCAGAGTTATCTAGAGACTCCAAGGGTACTGGATACGGCAAACATGAGAAAGGAGATAGTGCAGTTGTCTATGACAGCTATAATTCTCCTGTACCAGTTTATTTAACTATCAACTATGATATAACACTAAGGTCGGAATATCAACAACAAATGAACGATCTATTGCTGCCTTTCATAACATCGACCGGAGGTATCAATTCTTTTTATTTTGGTAAAGATGGCCATAGATTTGAGGCTTTTATACAACAAGAGTTTGCACAAAACAATAATATAGCTAATCTTGGCGAACAAGAAAGAATATTTGAGACTAAAGTAACGATAAAAGTGTTGGGCTATTTGGTCGGTGAGGGCCTAAATAATAAGGAGCCTACGTTATCCAGAAGGGAGAACCGGGCCAAGATTCGTTTCTCAAGAGAGCGAACGATTGTTGGTGACAAAGTACCTTGGAAAGATAAAGATAACGATTATCGAGATTAATGGCTTTTACTAAAAGAAAACACTATTTATTGTGAGATACATTATTAAAGGAGAATTTTTTAATGCCTAAGAAATTTGATTTCATCTCCCCCGGAGTACAATTAAACGAAGTTGACCAATCACAACTACCTACACCTGTTTCAGACGCTGGACCTGTGTTGATTGGACGTTCAAGATCTGGTCCCGGCATGAAGCCGATCAGAGTCAATAGCTATGATGACTTTTTAGCTATTTTTGGTAGCCCCGTGTCGGGCGAAGGTGCATCTGATGCAGATGTGTGGCGTGAAGGTAATGTCGTTGGACCTACCTACGCTTCTTATGCTGCTCAAGCACACTTGACCTCTGAAACGACCCCTCTTACGTTTGTGAGACTTCTTGGAGAGAAAAACAGTAACGCATCCAGCCATGATCAATACGCTGGATGGGACCTTGGTGGCGCTGGCGCTGCTAATGCAAGCATTTCTGACAACAGAACTGCATATGGCTTGTTTGTCTGGCCTGTTCCAAACAATTCTAGCGTCGATGTGACCACTGGTTCTTTGGCCGCTATCATCTATACTGATGGTGCCGCTGTAACCCTTTCTGGTGCCGTAGCTGGAACTGTTGGCTCTGGAGAGTACGCTAACACCTCTTCCGCTGGTATCATGATTGACTCGATTAGTTCTGGTACTGCAAACGAGTTCGTCCTTGAGGTTCACACCTCTTGGCAAGCACCCGGCGCGGCAAACACCGCTGCTGTGAGAAAGACTATTAACTTCTCCGACTCTCATCCAAACTATATTCGTGACCAACTGAACACCAACCCACAAAAGTTGTTGGCTTCTACTAACTTTGGTACAACAAACGAGAAGTACTTCTTGGGTGAGACTTTCGAACAGACTATTCGAGACCAAACTAGTGGTTCGACCGCTGGACGTCAGTATGGTATGATTCTTCCACTTCAAAGTGGATCTTTCAACCTTGCCGACCACAAAAGAGACATGTGCCCTTCAAAGACCGGTTGGTTCGTCAACCGTAAGCCTGCTGAGGAGCAATTGTTCCGTCTGGTTTCGTTGCATGATGGCGAGTGGTTCCAAAACAACTATGAGATTGTTGTTGAGGACTTGGCTCTTGGAAACAGAACCGCACGTTCTACCTTCTCACTTTGCCTCTATAACAAAGCAGGCTCTACAATTGAGAAGTTCTCTAACCTGAACCTTGATCCCTCTTCGGACAACTATATTGCTAAGAGGGTTGGTAACCAAAGGTTCTCTTGGAACACCGCCGATCTTAAGTACGACATCCGTGGTCAATATGTCAACATCTCAGACTACTTCTATGTTGAAGTCTCTAACGCTGTTGCCAACAAGACCCTTGATGATACTTTAGCTCTGCCAATGGGTTTCCTTGGGCCACTGCGTCCTAAGCGATTTGCTCTGGAGTACGGCTCGGCACAGGTTCAACCCGGCTCTGCTAGTGATGGAAACTCCGGTGTACAAGCTGCATTAAGCTTGACTCTGGACAGTCGCCCTGATAACTTAGACACTTGGACTCTGGCTATGGATGGTCGTACTTATACGATTACCTTCAAGACTGCTACGGCACTTGCTGATTCATCCACAACCTTTACTAAGGCTGGTGCTGCAACCATTGGTATCGCAGCTTCACCAAGTATTAACCCACTTGTTGCAAAGATTCTTCCTTTGCTTAACACTATCCCCGGCTATGCTGCGCCGTTGACTGGTGACGCCACTTTGGTAATTACCGCTGATGTGCCCGGTTCAAACTTTACGATAGTGCTCGGCGGAACTGGTGCAGACCACGCTACGGTGGACGGCAACACGGCTGGTACAGATACTGATTCTGAAGTAAATGCTTCGGTCCTTGGTAACGATGATTACCCTCTGTTCGCTGCTGGTGCAGACAACCAAAGATTCGCTCACTTGCCACACAGATTATCTGCTGCTGTTGTGTTTCCTCAGTTGAGACTCACAACTCAAGGTACGAACCGAGGTGGAGACTACAAGAGAACTGATACTTTCGGTGTACGTCACGTCCTCGGCTCTGGAAAAGATCGCAACGCTTCATACGTCGATCTGATCAGGGCCCTTCCCGGTAACACGTCGGTTGCTATTAACCACCACCAGTCGTCGGTTCCTTCGTCTCACGAAAGATCTTTCCGATTCCACCTTGAAGATATTTGCGTCAAGTCAACCTTGACTCCTGCGACCGCAACTGGTGCAGACTTCTATCTTCTCTCTGGATCATGGGCTGCTAGTAATGCACTGAATGTGTCTTACACTGGAGACGGTTCAACCACTGGTGTTAAGTATCTCGCAGGTACCAAGAAGATCAGAAAATTCAAGGCTTGCTTCTATGGTGGATTCGACGGACTCGATATTCGTCACACTATGCCTTTCTCTAACACCAACTTATCTGACAAGACTGTTGTTTCGAGCGCACCATACAACTCGGTTGTTAAGGCTCTGGACATCATTGCAGACGCTGAGACGGTTGAGATGGATATGCTTGCAATTCCCGGCATGACCAACTCAGATCTTACTGATAAGATTTTGGATGTGGCTGAGGAAAGAGCAGACGCTCTGGCAATTATTGACCTTGCAGAAGGTTACAAGCCAAAGTGGGAGAACTCTGGTATCGTAAGTTATGGTAGCCTTAACACTACGATTTCTGCTCTGGAGACAAGACAAATTAATTCAAGCTTCGGTGCTTGCTACTACCCATGGGTTGTTGTAAGAGACTCTGAAGCTGACGTATTGGCTATGCCGCCATCTGTCGCCGCCATCGGTGCTCTGGCGTTCTCTAACGCTGATGCGGGTGCTGTCTGGTTCGCTCCTGCTGGATTCAACCGAGGTGGAATTAAGAACCTTGGTGGAAGCCCAAGCAAAGCAAGTGGACTTGTCGTGACTCACACGATTGAGCACCTTACTAAAGATAACCGTGACGATCTGTACGCAGCGAACATCAATCCAATTGCTCGATTCCCTGCTACAAACCAAATCGTAATCTTCGGACAGAAGACTCTTCAACAAACTGCTTCGGCACTCGACCGAATCAACGTCAGAAGACTTCTCCTGTTCCTCAAGAGACGTATTGGTAAGATTGCTGACACTATCTTGTTCGAACCAAATGTTAATACTACTTGGAATAACTTCAAGGCCTCTGCCGACACTGTGCTTTCACAGGTTCAATCAGGACTTGGTATTACAGAATACAAACTGGTTCTTGATGAAACAACCACAACTGCTGATTTGATTGATCGCAACGTCATGTACGCTAAGATCTTCATCAAGCCAGCAAGAGCAATTGAATACATTGTTGTTGACTTTGTTGTCACAAGAAGCGGTGTAGAATTTTAATAAAGACTAATTATTTTAAAGGAGTAACTAACTAATGAGTTTTTGGGTACAAGGATCCGCAAATCCTAAAAGAAAATTTAGATTTCGAATTGAAATCAGTTCCACTAATTGGGACGGAGGAGCGCAAATTTGGTACGCTAAGACCAGTACTGCTCCAGCAGCAGAGGTTAGCTCTGTTGAACATATGTTCTCTGATCATGTGTTTAACTTCCCCGGTCGCGCTAAGTGGAGTGATGTGGAAATGGTACTCGTTGACCCAGCAGGTTCGCCGGGTATTACAGATGCGACTCCACACACAGTTGCCAACTTTAATGAACTGTTGACTCGGTTTGGCTATGAGATCCCCGGGGATGGAGTCACGAGCAGTTCTTATAAGACTGTTTCGAGAGCGAGAGTTACTGATGCTATTGTTAACATTGTAGCTCTTGATGAAGAGGGTAATCCCCTTGAAACTTGGACTCTTAAGAATGCATTCCCAATTGCGTTTAAATATGGAGA